AGCCCCTCCTGCCATATGAGCCAAAACACACACATAAATATCTAACTATTAATACCTGGTGCGACAGGGTCGCAAAACTCTACATCATAGTGGCACATTATGCGCCCCAACCCCTGATCTAAGGAGTAACTAAAGATGGAATAAATCAACCAAGCCGGCACTGATAAGTTAGCCTGAGTGTTGCCTGCTGGATTGAGTCTACTATAATACCACGGTTGGGCTGCCTTAGCAGCGTCATATCGCAATGGCTGACTGTGATCCCAGACCGAACATCGTACGTTTCCACCGGTTTGCAAAATGGTTGTACTACTAGGTGAGGTAGTTGTATCGTTATAATCATAGACGAGAGCCATAACCAACTGTCCAGACGTATTCGTCGGACAGTAGGGCTCGTACACCACCTGTAGGTTCCGGTATCGATACTTCGAGTACAAAGCACCGACCCGCTCTAACCATGGCAAACTAGTTGTGTTTCGCGCGGATAGCGGAATATTTCCTACGATTTCTGAGCCTGCAATCAAAATTGCGCTAGTCAATGTCGTAATACTCTCACAGTTTCGCACAATAGTTGAACCATTGCGCGTCACAATCTGAGGACTGATTGACATTGTGTTCCTTCCCATAGCCGTGGGAGCACGCGTGATACTAGTATTTCCAAGCCCGGTCCGCGGTCGGCGCACTCGCCGTCGGGCTGCTCGGACTTGGACGACCACTTTCTTAGCGGCGGTTTTCTTTCGCGTAGGCGCCATAGTTACCTAGTTCTAATTTGTTTGTTGGTTTTGTCGGTCATCCAGCTGGACCGACCTTAGATATCTAGCTATCGAATTCCACTTTGGTGATGAGAGTAACTCGGCTTTGATATCCTCAAATTGAGGCCTGGTGCTACTTAGATACCTGTATAGAGTCTTTGGCCACATCGCCAGGAAAGCTGTATTCTCTGAAATAAAGTGAGAACAGAAATCCACAGACAGCAAATTACCAGAGTAATCTACTGGGCATGTTTGGTACTCTTTACAGGTGTGTCCCAGGGCAGCATACTTCTCAGGAGCGTCGGGCACAAATCCCTCTACTGAATCATCACCCATGGCAATACACCATAGTGCTCCGATCAGTTCCGCCATAAGGCACCTGATTCTTGAGTTCATAGACGACGTCAAGTAGGATCCGGATTTCATAATCCCGGGCTCCATTTGTTCAATCAATGTTCCATCCGACAACTGAAACACACTGAGGCTAAAACACCGAAAACGATGTTTCAACACATTGAGCAACCTCTTATTATCTAAGAGAGCTGGGCCCATCAGTCTGCGTCTCATGTACAATTCTGCTCCGAATTCCCACCCTTGCACTGACCAGTCGAAACCCGAAATATCGGCACACGCCGCTGGTGCGCGCTGATGTTTCACTTTTAAATCCATAAACAATAGGCGAGCTTGTGTACTCAAGCTCAAGCCCATCCCGGGTTTTGAAGGAATGGAAGCCCACGTCAGGATTTCGAGGTTGTTTTGCACGGAAAATAAGAGACGCTCTATCAATTGATCCACCACCGAAACGGAGGAAATTAACCGAAACCGCCCCTCACGTAGTTTCCGTCTGGAGTGAGGTTCTTGTTTAACGAAAAGGCGGACCGGATCGCAAAACCCGTTCTCCACCAGATCGCGAGCTGTGGCATTGGACAGATCTACATCTAAACTAAGTAACTTGAGTCTCTCATAGGCGATATTAACTACCATCTGCGCGTGGTTGTCGATCAAACCTCCATTTGTCGTGCAGACTGCAGCTAAAGGAACACCTGGAGAGGCATCTCTGTTCACGTGGTTCGTGAGAATCGTGTGGAGTTCTTCTTTAATTTGTTGCTCATCCCATGTTCTGAGGCATCCCCTGATTGGTCCTCTCGGATAGTGCGTGATAAGTCTTTCGCACGCTTCCTGGAGGCCTTGCGGCGCCGGCGTTTTCCGGTGCCGTCCTGCTTGGAGCTTGAGGGAGCCGAGCTCAGCGTTTGAGCCTCTTTCGGGCCAGTCGAGGTCGTCAAGTTCGGGGAACGTATTGATTGCGCTAGTAACTCGAGAATCTCGGGCTTTTGCAACAGTTTCCCTAAAGCGGATTCCAGTCCGACCGCACTCTCGCAGTTCCATTCCGACTCCTGGCTCATTGATACTGTCTCCATTGCTGAATTGGTATCGGCCAAAGTCTCTGAGGGCTTGCAAGTGGCTTGTATCGGAACAGGCTCCGAGCGTGACGAAAGTCTCAACGGCCTTAGTGTCGACTCGAGTACTGAGTCTGTCCAGAGCTGTGTGGTTTCGCTCATTGAGGTCACCAATGGTTGGGGAGCTTGGCTCCCCAGCATCTCGTTTAAAGGAAACGTTTCATATGAATCATCATAGTTCATGTTCTCCTCCTCATCAAACTCATCCATGGCTTCGGACCACAATGGTTTTCCTAGCGATTTCATTCGATTCTCAAAATCCAACATCCTATCTACCGAAGGTCTCACAAACTCAGTGTCTGTAAAACTGTATTCTCCTCGTCCCCGCACTACAACGGTCTTGGGAAACCGCTCGGGCATATTGATCTCCTCAACAGTGATCTCCCGGTAGGGAGCGGAAGCATCCATAGTCTCGGCCTCCAACATAAAAGGGAAGATGGTTGTTCCCAAATTTGTTTTGCCAAATCCAAGCGATTGCCTGTGGACAGCGATCACCGCCCCATTTGAATTATATATGGGGGATCCGCTCCATGAGGCGAATGTCGTACATGAATGAGACAGGGAGGCAGCGACTTCACCAGTCTTTCCAAGTCCTAAAGAGCACCGCCAGGTATTATCTGTGGCGTTCACTCCATACACGGAGACAGCAACGTTGTTCGAACGTGGGGCCGCGGTTTTAGCCGCAGACACTCCGAGCTTACTCCACGCCAATGGGGGCACTTGGATAGCCGTGAGATCCACTACTTCATCACCGGAGGCGAAGGCAATAGGCCACGGTCCTAACTCTACTCTTTGTAAAACTCCTTGTTTATCGTGTTTGGCGAGGTATAGTTTCTCGGTTCCAATTCTCCCTACTCTCAACACGTGCGTGGAGGTTAGAAGAACATCACTTGAGCCATACTTGACTCGAGATCCTACACCTACAACTCTACCACTATCTTGCTGGATCATGACCAATGATCTCGGCTCAGCCTTAAGAGCAACACTAGACGGGGTTGATCCCAGCATAGCGCACTCATGTCGAGCTACGTCCACACCAGCGGGCAGAAACTTCCACCACTCGGGCGCGATAACGACTCTCTTTTCTACTCCATCTACGTCCACACGCAAGAAGATGCCTCGGGTTGGGTCCAACTCAGGACCACACGCTACCTCAACCCAGTTATCAGCCGGGGGGGCAGGAGCCGCTTGAAGCTTGACCGCTAAGCGGTCTCTGATTACGCGGAAGCTGAATTTTAAGATTACAGCGGATGTAGTAGTTAAAGCCTTTCCTACAGCAATAGCAGGAGCTATAATGACTGCGGCAGTTTGTACAATAAAACAAAGGGCTAACAAAGCGAAGAGTCCCACCATAAATACTATAGGGTTCAACCCTCCACCGGGATATGCACGGCGATACGCCTGGTACACTTCGTCGTTGATAACGGTGTAGCCAAACAAGCTGATTGAAGCGTGTTCAAAGCCACCATCACCATTCAGTGGTGAGGACCCAACCAAAGTCTCATCG